ATGCTGCGCACGTCCGACCATGTGAGCCCCTTGAAGTGGCCGATCAGACGCGCGCAACAAATCACGCGCTGGCTTCGGTAGGGTCCGGCTTGCTCTTCCCCTTCAGGTTGATGCGCAGCGCCCCCGCGTCCTCGATGGAAAAGTCCGGGTGCTTGCGCTTCATGACCACGTACGCCATGGCCTTCAGCATCGGGGCACGCCGCGTACCCGGCTTGTTCAGCGCGTCGAGGGGCTGACCCGTGATCTCTTCGATCGCGTCAATCTCGTCAATCGTCAGACTGTCGAGCTTGAGATCAAGGGTGAAGTCAGTGGGCAGCGCGGGGGCGGTCTTCTTAACCGGCACGGTTACTCTCCAAGAATCTCTGGACGACGGCGTACACACGTCGCTCATAGGTGGCCGCAACCTGGGGACCCTTGCGAGCCATGGCGCGGAACAGGAATCGGTTCGGGCGGATGTTCCGCTTCCTGAAACCGAAGTGAATAGCGGCGGCGTACGGAACGCGCGACGCGCTACCCGCCTTAATGACGGCACCCTTCACGGAAGCCGTGACCTTAATGGACTTGTCGAGCTTTCCCGGACGGTAGCGTTTCGACGACTTCGCATCGCGGTGACCATCCGGACTTTCGTGCACCGCTTGCGGGATAAGGATTTCGGCCGAAGCCTTGTTGGCCGCTCGCACAGCCTTGTTCAGTTCCTTATCCCGCAGCGTGCGCACATTCCGCTGGAGCTCGCGCAGCCCATCAACACGAATCGTGAATGCGGACCGCTGAGCCATTACGGCGTAGTGCCCGGCTCGACGTACGTCATCTTCACGGCGGCAGTACCGTCGCCCGGGTCGAGCACACGGAACGGCAGATTGTGAACCGTGACTTCGTCCGTCGCAGCCTCAGGAGACTCGCCCGTGAACTGAATCGCCGGGCACGCCACGGTCAGCGACGACCCAGCGGTAAGCCCCTCGAAGGTCACCGACAGTTCGCAAATCTCGCCCGCAATGAAGGCTTCGTACAGGCCCAGCGAAGCGGCGCTGAACTCACCCTCAAGCTGACCTTCGTACGTCGGGACAGCGTTGCGGACGGGCTTCTTCTTCAGCTCACTGCCGCGAAGGAATCGCCGGTCCACCTTCATGCCCAGGTCGCCGGACAGTTCCAGGGACGTAGCATCGAAGGCCACCGCAGTGCCGCCACGCTTCAGGGTGACCGAGGTACGCGACCAGTCGTACGGGAACGCTTCAGCGGGATACGTCGGCGCAATGATCTGACCGGCTGTGGTGGTGTGCGTAACGTCCTGGAAGTCGAACGACACCGTCAGCGTGACCGGGTCTTCAACCTGAGCCGAGAGACTCCACCCGGTGGCCACGCAACCCAGGTGCTTGTACGCGACCTTCGTGCCGTCGACCCCAGGGCGAACCATCTGAGCCGAGAACGACGGAGCCGCGCTGACGTCCGAAGTCTCAAGAACGGTCGTCTTCACGCCGCCCGAGTCGGTGACCGTAGCCTTGTCGAACGCCGACGTCAGAAGCGAGCCCGCCCCGGCGTCGAGTAGATCGATCTCAAGCTCACCTTCGCCACCCATGTTGATGATGTTGCGGCGATCAGCGCGAGCCGTCTGCATACCGGCGCGGAAGCCGACAGACTCAACGAACTCACGTGAGGTCTTCCACGAATCGGCGTGGCCCTCATAACCCTCAACCGTGCTGGACAGATTCCCGTACGCGGTTTCCTGGCCAATGCCAATGCTTGCGTCAAGCGCCATGCGTGCGCCCCCTTCTATTGGTAGACGCGCCCACGAACCCGGACGCGAAGAGTGAGCGCCGAATAAGCGCCGTCGGTCGTCTCAGTGGTTTCGACGCTTGCCGACTCAGGGCGCACGTCAATCAATCCGGGCACAGCGGCAGCGTTCGCGTTCATCCACCCGCACGCGTCCTTCACGTAATCCCGGATTGCGTACACGCCGCGCTCAGCGTCAATCGGATTGCCCGGAGTCGTGACTACGGCGTGCGCTTCCACATACCCCGAAACGCTGGTCGGCTTAGCGCCGGCGCGCATCGCTACCGGAGCCAAATCGTCATCCGTGGTCGCGCCCAACCACACTTGCTTTCTACGGGAGTTGTCGCCCGTCTCAGCGAAGGAGCACTGAACGCCGCTGGGCGCTGTGGCCTTCAGCCGTTCGTACAGTGCAACCTTCGCGTCAAAGATCAGTGCCACGCCGCGCCCCTCACATGAAGATGAACGGCAGGCGAGCGCGGTAAGAGTTCAGTCGCGCGTTCACCTCGGGCAGCGAAGTCGGTCGCCAATTCCCACCCGCCTGGGCAAGCTGAATCGAGCCGAATTCGGATTGAAGCTGAAGGGCGCGATCAGGAATGCGTGACACGTGGTCAAGCACGTACTGACGCGCGAGAGTGCGCACACACCAACGGATCGTTTCCGGCGTAGGGTTCTCGACCGTGTCCCACTTTTGCCCGCAGTAGGTTTCAGCGATCTCAACCGCTACGTCGATAGCGTCGCTCAGAAGCTCGTCACTGAAGAGCCCCGCATCGTCCAGCCCGTCAAGCGCGCGCAACTCATCAATCGTCGCGTATGCCACGCTGCACCCCTTCCCAGGGCGCGGGGCGGAACGTACTCACGAAGAGTAGGTTCCGCCCCTGCACTAGATGGATCAGGCGCCGATGGTCATGACCTTTACGGCCGTCTGGTCGATCAGAAGACCGTCCGCGCGCTGAAGGAACCGGTACACGATCTGATCCGAGGTGAACTTGGTGTCAACCGAACGGTCAACGCGCAGCGCGCCCGCGAAGCGAACCCGGTACTTGCTCAGGTCGCCGAACAGAATTTTGTCGTCCGGCACGCCGTCGTCGGAAACGATCGGACGACCGTTGAACATGTCCTGCGCACCCGCCGTAAGGGCAGGCTGGTACAGGTAGTTCCCGGTCGTGTCCTTCAGCTTCCGCAGCTTTCCGGCGTTCTTGTCCGACACGACGTAGGTGGCGTTAGACCGGTACGCCGACTTCAGCTCGTACGACAGGTCAATCAGCGCATCCGACTGGACCGAAGTGGGAGCCGCCGCAGCGGAGAAAGTGGCGGTGGCCGCGCTGCCGTCCAGGACGATGCCCTTCGGCTGACCCGTACCGGTACCGGTCAGGAAGTGTCGACCCATGGCGTCACCAATGGCCGGCCCAGCGTCGCCCACCAGGAAGCCGACAAGGTCAAGCACCTGGTCAGTGGCGAACTCATAGGACACGGTGGCCGCGTAGCCGTACTTGTACGCGCCCATGGAACGCTGAGTGGTCGTGTTGTACGACTCGGCAACGGTGCCGTTCTCAGCGACGATCGCAGCGGTAGACCGACCAGTGACAACGGTGAAGTCGAGCGGGTTGCCGTCGGCCGTGTTGAACACAGTGGCGCCGTTGCGCATGATCGCGGACCGGTTGACCGCCTGTGCCATGAGCTGACCGTAGAGAGTGCGGTCGATCGCGTTCGCACCCGAAGCCTTGTCAAGCTGAGCGCGGAACTCCGCACCCTCGTTGGCGGCGAGCGCCCGAAGAATGTCCGCGTCCGAACGCTCAGCGCTGCGGACACCCAGGCCGGAAGCCCCAGGCTCGATGCTGCCCATGAGGGTCTGGATTCCCTCAGTGGCCTTCAGCGCCTCAACGCCGCGCTTGATCCGACCGTCAAAGTCGGCAATGGCGGTGAGAAGGTTCTCTTCCTTCGCGCGCGCATCGGCGTCCATGTCCTTGCCCGCGAACTGCTCGCCCAGCGTGCGAAGCTCAGCGGTGGCCTGCTCGCGCGCAGTAAAGTTGGCGCTCAGGGTAGTGGCGTCCATGTGGGCTCCTTACTTGTTCAGAGCGCGGACAAGTGCACGCGCGTCAAGGTGAGAAACCGGCGCAGCTTCAGCCGGATGGGAATCGCGCTCTTCGCTCGGGGGCGCGAACTCCCCAATGCACAAGGCCTGTTCGATAGACCGAAGTGCCGCCTGTGTCGTCGGGTAGGCCGGATTCACAACCGGGCCCAACTCGCGGACATCCATGGCCGTGATCTCCCGAATGGGAAGACCCGTCTCGGTGTCGTCCGCTTCGGCTCGCCGCTGCCCACCGTCCAGCACTCGGAAGGTGAAGGACGAACCCTGAAGGTCGCCGCGCTTCAGAAGCTCAGCAACGTCACGGCCGACAGTCGTATCCGGTAGATCAATCTCGTACCATCCGCCTTCGCGGTCTTCACCGACCCGCAGCGTGCCCGAAGACGTACGCCCCAGGAGACTTGCCGTGTCATGGTTGAACGTCGCGTACACGTCGTTCTGACGCAGCGACGGAGCACCCGCACCCGGCACAATGCGCTCGCGGAAGCCGCCCAAGTCGTGCGACAGTTCGTTGAACCGGTAGGCGTAGCCGCGCATAGAAATGCGCCCGTCATCTGACGAGCGCTCCTCAAGCGGGCTTACGGCGTAGCGGAGTTCACCCGCTGGTCTGTCCGTCATCCTTTCCCCCTTCGTCAACCGGCGCATCTGCCGGAGGATCAGCCGGCGTAGCTGCCGGAGCTTCAATGGCGGGGGGAGTAGGGGCGGCAGGCTCTTCGCCAATCTCGCCCAGGTTCATCGGAACCCGGTATGCCTCGCCCA